GACTCGAACTGGAGACCTCTACGATGTCAAGATTACGCTCTAATTAATATAAGGCATTGAATAATATTAGAATAGTGCCTTTTTTCAACCATAAAAAACAATGAAAAACTATAAAACTAACATCAATATAATCAGACCCTTACGAAACCATTCCCCGAACACTTGCGGTATAATTTTTGTTCAGAAAACAGGAATTTTTAAAAGTTACAGATCCATTTAATTACAATATCAGCGCGTTTATTTTCCGACCAAATGCACTACCGCCAGCGACAAGTTATGACTAACCATTATTTATCCACAATTTTTTAAATTTGAATTTAATGTAACTCAGCTCTACCATTTATTTTGAATTTGTAACGTTTTCAAGGTGGGTATGAGAAGGCGTATTTTCGCACTTGTTGATGTCAACAATTGCTATGCAAGCATTGAGCGTGTTTTTAATCCAAAGCTTAATAATAGACCAGTCATTGTTCTTTCAAATAACGATGCTTGTGCTGTTGCCAGAAGTGCCGAAGCTAAAGCAATTGGTATTAAAATGGGTGAACCTCTTTTTAAAATAATTGATTTGGTTAAGCGCAATAATGTAGCTGTGCTTTCAAGCAACTACCCTGTCTATGCTGAAATGAGTAAACGATTTCATGCAATCTTAAAACAGTTTGTCGCACCACATGAACATGAAACATATAGTATTGATGAAGCATTTCTTGAGCTTACAGCTTACCAGCAAAATTATGATTTAGATGCTTATGCGAAATTAATGAAAGCAAGGATTTTGCAATGGATTGGCTTACCTGTCTGCGTGGGAATCGGTAGAAGCAAGACTGAAGCAAAAATGGCTAATCATCTGGCAAAAACCTACCCCACTTTTGACGGCGTATGTAACTTAGTTTCTTTCCCATCAAATATAAGAGATCTGCTTTATAAGCAAACGAGTGTTGCTGAAGTTTGGGGTGTTGGCCGTCAGCATTCTAAAAAACTTGAATCGATGGGAATTACCAAAGTTTATGATCTTATGATGTCAAATCCATATCACATGGAATCATTGTTTAGTGTAGTGATGAAGCGCACCGTGCTTGAGTTAAATGGTATTGCATGCATCGAAATTGAAGACACGCCACCATCACGTAAACAAATCATTTCTTCACGTGCATTTAAGCAAAAAATTACCAATAAAGATGATTTAAGAGAAGCAATCGCAAGAAGAACTCAAGAAGCATTTACACGCATAAGAAAAGATGAAGCATTGTGTGGCTGCATTATCGGCTTTGCACACTCAAGCCCTTTTGATATTAATAAACCATTTTATAAAAAAGAACTATCACAACCATTTAGTGTTCCAACGGACGACATTAGAAAGCTAATTAAAGCAACAACCAGAATGATTGATCATATTTATAAACAAGATGTGGATTTTAAAAAATGTGGTGTTGTTTTAACTGCACTCGAGAGTAAGCATACTTATACTTATGACTTACTAACAGATTATAGTGACCTAGAAAAAACAGAAAATTTGATGGTGGCGATAGAAGATATTCAAGAAAAGTTTGGAAAATTTAAATTAGGTTTTGGCGGGAGTATGTATCAAAATCGGGCTTGGTCTATGTCTCAAAATCTTAAGTCGAATAATTACTTTACATTTGAAGGGATGCTAACAATAAACAACTAATTTTTATTTGAGAATATTTTTGCTCAAATAACTTATTTTTAAGCTTTTTTGAGCAAATAATTGCACATTATTAAAGGCTCTTATTCAAGAGCCTTCACAATTGCAATATGTCTTGTTTTACAATCATTATATTTTGCAACTGTATCAACTGACCAGATCATTAAATCTTTACCTGTTGTGCCCTCAATTTCATTTAAATTAGAGCATGGCTGGACGAGATTAGCTGGTATTACCGGCTTTAATGAGTTCATTGAGTTGGTACACGCCGTCAAGGTCAATACAGCTATTGAAATAAATAGGACGCTCCACGATCTTTTGCACTTCACGTTTAACTGTTTCGACTTTTGTACTTTGCTCAACTTTGAGTTTTTCATAGTCTGCGCTCACTTTATTGATCTGATTCTGCTTTTCGGTTAGGGCGTCTAAATTTTTCTTTTCAATTTTCTGGATCTGAGACAAGCATTTTTGATCTGCTTGATTTAATTTGCCTGCCAAGTGGTTTGTGTACGCTATTTGAACTAGATACAAAATTGACAGAACCAGAATCAAGGACCATCGCTTATTGTTTAAAATCCAAGTCATGAATTAACCCCTATACATTTCTCATGTCGTTCTAGTTGTCTAGTCCAAACCCCATAACAACCATTTTTACGAATCGAACAATCGCGCTTTGCAACATACTTGTATTTAAGTAATGAGTCGCAAGCTGCTTTATATTGACCAGTCTTTAAATACTTAAGCATTGAAGATTTTGAGAATGTTGGCACACCGTACTGATATGAAAAATCCAAATAAATGTCATATTCAGTTTGTGATAATTTCACACCCTTCAATGAATCTTTAAATGCCACTTCACGTTTAGCTACATCATTTCGCAACCACTTGTCTGCTGTCGCACGTGTAATTGGTGGATCCGTCATTTTTACTGGTGAGCCGTCAAGTTTAAATGTGGAACCATGGCCCTGTGTAGGCCGATCACCTTTAACAGGTATCACTGGTTTTGAGGTATACCCCTCATCAACCTTTACGCCCATAAAAAAAGCAGCCGAAGCTGCTAGTAAACCCACCGCATATTTAGTCTTGTTCGACATCACAGTTACCTTTTAAGTTATCTATCCGCAACTTGTATTCGGCCTTTCGCATTTCATGCTCTACTTTTTCACGGCGATTTTTCTGAACCGCAAAATAAATTTGAATTGCCAAGCCAAGGGCAGCAATTAGCAAACCGCCCCATGCAATAACATCGATCTTTGCTATAAATCCGATAAAAGACCCCACGCCAGTAGTTGCTGTTACTTTTGATGTTAATGTTGCTGCACTCGCTTCAAGCGCAGTCTGAGTTTCAGACATTTGCCTTCTCCAGATTTTGGCAATAAAAAAGCACCCGACTGGGTGCTATTAATAATTTGCTGAATTAATCTCTTAAGATTAATTCATCATTTTTGATCAAATATTTATTTGCTGAGACCTGGTGATCTACCTCTAAAAACTGTTGCCCATTCTCAAGATGAATTGTTTCAACTAGAAATTCAGGACATTCTATTAAATTCTGTATTTCACCTGTTTCAACCTCATAAACTGCAAAATATGCCATTACTTCCTCATCGTCATTGCATGAATATAACGTTGTGACACATTCATTGAACCACCAGCAACCACCCGAAGTTGTAACTTGTATGTGCCGTAAATTCCTGTCGAATCATGTCTCGAAATATTAAGTGTCCCGGCACTTCGTGAAGTACCTTGCACGGTAATCTTATGGGTATGTGCACCACCCTCCGACATGGTTATATTACCGCTAGCACTAAAGCTGTGACTATGTCCACCGACATTGCCTGTCGATCCGCTAGCACTAAAGCTGTGGTTATGATAAGTACCTCCGGCATTAGTCGAGCCTGTTGTGCCGTTCACATTGTAGCTATGACTATGTGAGCCATCTTGTCCTGTTGTACCACTGACGTTAACGGTAGAACCATTATGGTTGTGCGAACCGTTTGCATCAGTGATTAAAGCAACTGAATTATGTTCAATAAAGTGAACTTCAAGATCCTCAAAAACAACTTGATCATTTTTAAGAACTCGACAATAAACTTGCTGTTTAGGGCTGTAACCAGAGAAACTAAAGACAGCGCCAAAAGTTAAAACTGTATGCCCCATATCTGACGGTACATTTAACGTCTGAATAGTGACATATTCGGTATCAACACCTACTGAAATTTCAGCAAACGCAGATACAGGAACAGTTACCGCATTATTAGCAATCTTTAAAGTATCAACTGCAAGATCAGCAATTTTACCTCTGGTCACTGCAAGATCATCAATTTGACCACTTCCAACAGCTAATTGTGCAATCTTGCCTCGCTGTACAGCCAAGTCTTTAATATGAGATGTATCAACAGATTGATAATCCATAATTGCAGCTTTCAAATAAGCAGCAGGTGGAAAAACAGTTCCAGTTAATGGATCAGTAAATGAAGTGGTACGGAAAATAAATGGATATGATACGGCACCATTACTGCCATTACCGATAGCAATAGAATCAAAGTTAAAAATAAACTGTGACTCTACCCCATTATTTGCACCACCCCAGCCTGCAATCTTTCCATTCACATCAAGCTTAATGAACTTTTGCGAATATAACCCATTGACTGATTTAGTGACCTCTTGAACAGCAGCTTTATTGCCGTTCAGATCAGTCTGAACTGTATCTGTACGAATAGCTTGAGCAAGATCACTTTCAATTCGTGCCGACTGTTCAGACCAGACACCAGCATAACCGCCATCATTGCCGATCAAATCAGAATCAGAACCAATCAGAGGCGGGTTAATTTGGGCATATACCCCATCAAGTCTGATTGTTTGAGCAGTAACCTTTTTATCAACCTCGTTAATATCCGACTTAACTTGAGTAATGTCACCAGTAGTGGCTTTGTCTTTCAACTCGATATTGATGTTCTTGATAGCTTCAATATTTGCT